GTGTTCGGCACGCTGGTGCTGGGTGCCCATGCCTACGGTGTGACCGAGCTGGAGGGCGGCGGCCTGGAACACATCGTCAAGCAGCTGGGTTATGGCGACGACCCGCTGAACCAGCGCGCTTCCGTGGGCTGGAAGGGGATGCGCGCCGCCGAGCGTCTGGTGGAGCAGTATATGGTGCGCATTGAGAGCGTATCCAGCTATTCGGAGAATGCGAGTGCCAACTGAACCTCTCAGGCGCTTCGCGCCAGCTCCCCCAGTAGGGGAGCCCTTGGCAAACCGGGCAAGCCCTGCTGGATGACGAAACCAGGCGAGGCGTAAAAGGCAGTGCCCCTGCGACAGAGGGCAGAAAGGATGAAAAATGGACAAGAAAAACGTAAGAATCCGGCTGTTCAAGGACAACAGCCGGTACAAGGGCGACCTGTTTGTGAGCGTGAACGGCGTGAGCTATAAGATCCGCCGGGGCGTGGAGGTGGAAGTGCCGCCCGAGGTGGCAGAGGTGCTGGAGCACAGCCAGGTGCAGGATGAGCGCACCGCTGCCCGCATTGCCGCCGCCGAGAAGATCGCGGGGTGAGCGCATGACAGTGGGACAGGCTCTGGAACGGGCCGAGGAACTGCGGCCGGGCTGCAAGGTGGACAGCCGCACCCGGCAGCGCTGGCTCTGTGAGGAGGACGGGATGCTGCGGGCCCTGCTGTTCTCCGGCTGCGGGCTGCGGGCCGGAGTGGGGGCAGACCTTGCCTGGCCTGCGGAGGGCGGTCTGGACGATGCAGTAGAGCTGCTGGTACCCGTGCCTTTTGATGCGCTCTACCCGCATTACCTCTGCGCAAAGCTGGATGCTGCCCTGGGCGAGACGGAACGTTACGCCGGGGAGCAGGCCCGGTATAACAGCATTCTGGCCGAGCTGAGCGCCTGGCTGCGGCGGCGGGCAAAGCCGAAGCGCGGTGCGCAGTGGCGGTGGTGAAAGGGAGGAAAGTGGATGCTTCTGACAAATCGGACCGGTGTGAAGAATACCCGGGATCTGCTGCGGGCCTTTGGCGGCCTGAACGAGACCTACGGCTGCACCGAGGCTGAGTACAGCGGGGGAATGAATTTTTCGGCCCGGGATTTCCCGGCCCTGAGCACCCGGCTGCCCCGCCGCAGGCTGCAGGAGCTGGCCGGGTTGAACGGGATGTATCACCTGAACGGTCTGCTGACTGTCTGCGGGCAGGACCTGGTTTATACCCCGGACGAGGCCCCGGCCCAGCCCGTCACCGTGAAAAATGCCGTGGCAGACAGCCGCAAGACGATGGTAGGCATCGGAACAAAGATCCTGATCTTCCCGGACAAGGTGGCGTTCGATACGGCCGACGGCAGTGCGGCCCCGCTGGGTGCTGCTTGGGAAGCGGGAAGCCTGAGCGTGAGCTTTGCACCCTGTGACGCTTCGGGGAATACCTACGAGGTGAAGGACAAGGGCACGAAGGAGCCGGAACACCCGCAGGACGGCCAGCTGTTTCTGAAGCTGAACGAGCCGGACAAGCCCTATTCCGCAGAGAACACGCTGGAGGTGTACAGCGAGGCTTCGGGCAACTGGACGGCGATCCCGCTGGACTACTGCCTTGTGACCGCTGAGGGCATCGGGGCAGAGTTCCGGGTGTGGGATACCGTGACCCTGACCGGTACGGGGGCTGAACAGGCAGGCCAGTGGGCCGGGCTGGACGGCGACCGCATCGTGTACGGTGTGACCGAGACCACCCTGCGCCTGCGGGCTGACCCGGGCGGTGAACATTTTTACGGCAGGCTTGTCCACAATGGCAGCAGTGCTGTCTGGGTGAGCATGGACGGCACACAGCGGGAAGAGCATTTCCCGGCGGAGGGTGTGAAGGCAGAGCGCCGGGTGCCCGACCTTGAGTACCTGACCGAGTGCGACAACCGGGTGTGGGGCTGTTCCAGCAGCGAGAATGTCATCTACGCCTGCAAGCTGGGCGACCCCACCAACTGGTTCTCCTACCGGGGCATCGCGGCAGACAGCTATGCCGTGACCGTGGGCAGCGACGGCCCCTTTACCGGCGCGGCCACCTGCATGGGCTATGCGCTGTTCTTCAAGGAAAACACCCTGCACAAGCTCTACGGCTCCAAGCCCTCGGATTTCCAGCTCAGCTCCCTGCGCTGCCGGGGCGTGGCCAGAAACGCGGCCCACAGTCTCTGCGTGCTGAACGAGACGCTGTACTATCTCTCGCCCGACGGCGTGATGGCGTGGGACGGCAGCATCCCGGCCAAGGTGTCGGCGGCGCTGGATGCCGGGCGGCTTGCCAATGTGAAGCAGGCTGTGGGCGGTGCGCTGGATGGCCGGTATTATCTGCATGTCAGCCGGGAAAACGAGGTGCGTCTGCTGGTCTATGATACCGAGCGGGGCCTCTGGCACGAGGAGGATGTCTGCTCCTTTGAGATGGCCAGCACCGGCGGGCAGCTCTATCTCTGGGATGGCCGGGCGCTCTGGGCCGCTGACCCCAGCCGGGAAGCAGCAGGGCAGAGAAGCGAGGGAACGGAACAGGGCGTGGAGTTTGCCCTGACCACCGGAGATCTGGGGCTGGACAGCCCCGAGGAGCGGTACCTCTCCCGGCTGACGCTGCGGCTGGATGCCGCCTGCAGGAGCCGGGTGACTGTGGAAGTGAGCTATGACGGCGGCCCCTGGGAGAACGCCGCTGCCCTGACAGTGGAGGGGCCGCGCCGCAATTGTGATTTGCACCTTGTGCCCCGGCGGTGCGCCTCGCTCCGGCTGCGGCTGTGGGGCTATGGGCAGATCACCCTGCGGAGCCTGGCCAAGACCTTCAGCGGGGCAAAGGGAAACTGGATGGAACTGGAGGGATAAACCATGGCAAGCATTGCAGGCCTGGGCAAGATCGGCCTGCCCAGGCTGAGTGAGAATATGGACCCGGAGGATGCCCGGGCCCTGCGGAATTATCTGTACCAGATGCAGGAGCAATTGCAGTATGTGCTCTGCAATCTGGACACCGAGAATTTCTCGGAGGAGCTGCGGGGCAGGCTTTCCGGCAGTTTGGGAAAGGAGGAGACATGAGCGAGAAAAAGAAGCAGGAGTACACCACAGGCGGGCTGAAAAACCGGCAGGATGTGGAAAACGCGCTGGCTTCGGCAGAGTACCGGCCCTCGCAGGAGGTGACGGACGCAGCCAGCGACCTGAAGCAGTGGCAGGCCAACCGCCCCGGCGATTACGAGAGCGCCTATCAGGGCCGCATTGACGGCCTGATGGAGGATCTGCTGGACCGGAAGGAATTCAGTTACAGCTATGGTGCCGACCCACTGTACCACCAGTACGCCCAGCTGTACACCCAGAATGCCCAGAACGCCAGTGCCGACGCGGCGGCGCAGGCCGCTGCCCTGACCGGCGGCTATGGTTCCAGCTACGCGGCCAGTGCGGCCCGGCAGGCATACCAGCAGCAGATCGGTGCACTGAGCGAGGCCATCCCCACGCTGTACCGGCTGGCGCTGGATACCTACCAGAGCGGCGGCGATGCCTTGGTGGAGCAGATCGACCAGCTGAACGGGCAGGAGCAGAATGCCCAGCAGAAGTATGAGCGGGAGCTGGCGGATTACTACACCCAGCTGGAACAAAAGGGCAATGCCTACAACACGGCTTACACCCAGGATTACGGGCGCTATCAGGATTATCTGGGCCAGTTGGACAGCCTGTACGGTTACTACGCGGCACAGGAACAGCAGGAGGCGGCCCGCCGCCAGCAGGGATTCAACAATGTGATGACCGTGCTGGGCCTTCTGGGCGATGCGGCCCAGCTGGCCATTACCGGCACCACGGGTCTGGGCAGCATGGCAGGCAGCCTGCTGAACACCGGGTACAACATCTATGCAGGCAACCGCGCCTATGAAGCCGAACGGGCCGACACGGCATGGAAGCAGAAAATGCAGGAGCAGCTGCGGCAGGATGAGTTGGCACAGCAGCAGTACAAAAACGAGCAGGCGCAGCAGGAATATCAGGACAAACTCCGCCAGCAGCAGGCCAGCAATGCCCTTGCGGCAGAGCGGCTGGACCTGAGCAAGAGCCAGTGGGCGGCCAAGCAGGAAAAGGCCAGCCGGACTGCCGAAAAAGCCAGCGCCGATGCAGCGGCGAAGCGCGGCAGCCTGACGGGTGACACCGGCCTGAAAGTGGGCAAAAGCGGCGTTTCCAGCGGCGGCACCGTGCCGTACAGCGCGGCGAGGATGCGCAGTCAGGGCCGCAGTGATACGGCCATCCGCACCCAGCTGCTCAAGGAGGGATACTCCAGCAGCGAGGTCAGGAAGATCATGCAGCAGCTGAACAGCTGAAAAAAGGGGAGGGCAACCGTGAAGGTGCTCTCCCCTTTGTGCTATGCCCGGACATCCCGTTTTTTCAGCAGGAGCCATGCCAGAAGGAACATTGTCCCCAGCCAGAAGATGCAGCTGAAGGCAAACAGCCCGTAGCTGCCAGCCAAAGCATCCGCACTTTTGTTGGAGTTCATACCCAGCTGCATCAGGGAATAGGGCCACAGGATTCCAAAGCCTTTGGAGCTGATAAAGATGCCGGTAATGCCGCCCAGCAGCCCCAGAAAAATGGGCACGGCAAAGCTGCGGATGACCATGGCCAGCACCAGCTGTGCGGCAATGACAGCCAACGCACCCAGCAAGCCCCGCAGTAAAAACAGCGGTAAGGTGACCGGCGGCAGCCCGGGCAGATGGGCAAATACCTTGCCGCAGAACACGAACAGCGCAAACACAAAGCCGTGGGTCAGCAGCGCCAGTTTTGTCACCACCGCAAACTTTGCGGCAAACAGGTCCAGCGGCGGTACGGGGCTTGCCATGATCAGGTTCCAGTTGTGCCCCAGATGTTCCAGCCGCCACAAGTAGGCAGCATAGGTGGCTACCATGGCAGGGAAGAAGAGCATGGAATAAAACAGGGTGTGCTGGGTCCACAGGCTATACCAGCCGTCGGTGAGGATCTCAAGATTTTGCAGATAATTGAAGGTGCCATAGGTGGCCGAAAGAATGGGCAGCACAAAGAACATTGCCCAGATGGGGGATGCGTGGAGTTTGTGGTTCTCCGCAAGAATACAGCGTTTCAGCATGGTTTTATACCTCCTCGTCCTGTACCTTGCGCCACGCAAGGGCAAACAGCACAGCGGCCAGCGCAAGGGTGAAGGCCAGCAGCACCCAGTTGAAGGGGCGGGTGCCGTAGGTGACGGTGTGGGTAGCCTTGTCCCAGTTCGCCACTTCGTAGGCGCTCAGAGGGATGTAGTACCCAAAGGGCACAAAGTAACTGGCAAGCGGCGGCATAAAAGCGGAGAACAGACCCACCAGCGCCCCTACAATGCCCACGCAGAGCGCCGGCAGGGGATTGCCTACCCACAGCATCAGCAGAAATTCGCCAAAGAAGAGCATTGCGTCCACAGCCAGCGTGCAGACGAACAGATAGATCAGCTGCCCAGTGGGAAAGGCTTCAGTATAACCATGGACACGCCCCAGCACCGGAACACAGGCCAGCTCCAGCACCGTGACCAACAGCACCTCCAGCACCCCAAAGACCGCCTTGCCTGCAAACAGGCTGCGGCGGCTCTGCAGGGTGTAAAGCAGCTTGGCGGTGTTGCCTTTGATCTCCATATCCCACAGTCGGGAGGCCAGCACTGCCATCATCACCGGCATCAGAATGGCTTCAATGACGGGCAGGCTGTAAAGCAGGGCGCTGTAACCGTTGGCAAGCTCCTCCGGGTCTGCCGGGGCAAGGCCGCCCACCCATAGCACGACAATGCCGGGGATGAGCAGGCAGAG